TATTGGGATAGAAACCTAAAAGAAATTAAAGTTGGTTTAAATTATAAATTATGAGATATTTTAATTACACAGAATTTGATAGTCCTGATGAGTTAGGCTCAGGTCAAAATATGTCGCCTAAGATTTTAGAAATGCTTGACCAAGCAAGAGAGAAATACGACAAACCTATTAAAATTACAAGTGGTTATCGTACACAAGCATACAACGAGGACTTAAAAGCAAGAGGCTACAAGGCATCTAAAAACTCTAGCCACCTAAAAGGACTAGCAGTAGATATACATTGCAATAATTCTAAGGATAGGTTTGAATTAGTGGATATACTTTTAGATGTAGGTTTTAATCGTATAGGTATTGCCAATACATTTATACACGCAGACATAGATGAGGACAAACCTACACACTTAATTTGGACTTACTAATGGACTTTTCTATAATACTTTTATTACCCAATGGAGTAAATATAGGAGCAAACTACTTTCCCATGACAGAGGAGTTTCAATATGAGGAACTAAACATTTATTTATTAATCGTACAGTTAAAATGGAGATTTTATTATGACTAAAAAGAAATTCAAAGACACCAGACTTGCAAAGTTTTTAAAATCTAAAGGTAGCCACATAGCAGACTTTGTAGGCGATGTATTGCCATCTGAGGGGATATTAGGTATTGTAAAAAACGTAATAGACAAAGATGATACTCTACCTCCACAAGACAAAGAAGAAGCCTTAAAACGCTTAGAATTTGATTTGATTGAAATGCAAGAAGTATCTAAAAGATGGGTAGCAGATGCTAAAAGTGATTCTATGTTAAGTAGAAATGTAAGACCTTTAACACTTGTTTTTTTGACAGTGGCATTTGTTATAGGGTGGTATATGCAAATAGAGGAACTTGAAGTTGTAAAAGAATTACTTACAATTTGTTTCTTAGCTTATTTTGGTGGTAGGTCAGTAGAAAAATTCCAAAAGATTAAATCTTCCTAATACGTATTACAATACGTAACTATAATACGTATATGTTGTTTAAGAGTGTAATGCGTAACTATAATACGTATATAGGCGAAGTTAGTCTTTTTTTTTGTAACTTTCAAGTATGCCAAGAAAAATCAGTAGAAAAGGACTTGTAAAAAAACTTGACAAAGTATTTAGTATCTACATAAGAACAAGACACGCTAAAGAAAATTTAGTACAATGTGTAACTTGTGGCACTCGAAAACATTGGAAAGAAGTAGATGCAGGACACTTTGTATCTCGCAGACACTACTCTACTCGTTGGCATCAACAAAACGTACACGCACAATGCAAAAAATGTAATGGGTTTCATGGTGGTCAAAACTACATAATGGGTAAATACATAGACAAGACTTATGGCGAGGGAACAGCAGACGAATTAATCACAATGTCAAGACAAATCAAAAAGTTTAGCAATCAAGATTTAGAAGATTTAATAAAACAATACTCCTAAATTTTCCTTTGTTTTTAGAGGGGTTTACTTCGGTAAGCCTCTTTTTTTTTATTAACATTAGTTTAAATCAAAATATTTTTTATAACTTTAAGAAAAATTTAAATTATGGAAACACCAAAAGACCAGCTTATAGAATTGTATTATCAAAGAGTACAAGCTATGGCTGAAAAAATTAATCAATTACAAAACCAATTAAATAATTATGAAAGGAAAAATTAAGTACATTCAAGAAAAAGGAGAATGGTCAAATAGTTCTGGCACATTCAACAAGTTCCAAGTAACATTCGATGATGGTATAAGCTATCAGTTTTTAGCCAAAGGTCAATTTAAAAAGCAAGTAGGCGACTTAGTAGAATACGAAGTTACAAACAAACAATACGGAACTGCAAAGTTAGTTTACACTCAGCCACAAGCTGCACCTAGTAAAGATGTTACAATATCTAAATTAGCGTGTTTAAAGGCTGCTGCTGAGTTTAATGCTAGTAGACCACAATCAGACAGAGTAAGTGTCGTAGAAGATGCTAAACACTTCTATAATTGGATAATAAGTTAAGCTATGGTAATACACAACGAAATATTTGACAGTTATAGACAGGAGGTGCATAAGATAGATGAGGCTATGAGATTATTGGTTAGATATAAATACAAAATTATAGATTTAGAAAACCAACTAATAGACAGCACAAATATCGACAGACACACCGAAAGAGTAAGATACAATAGAGTACCAAAACATAAACGAGTATATTTAAATAAATAAAAATGAAAGTAAAAGGAAACATAGTAAAAATAGGAAATGTACAAGACATAAGTCAATCATTTAGAAAAAGAGAACTAGTACTAAAAACAGCAGAGCAATACCCACAATTTATCTTAATAGAGTTTGTGCAAGACAAAGCAGGTCTACTAGATGCCAACTTTTGTAAGCAAGGCGCATTTGTAGAAGTGTCAATAAACTTAAAAGGTAGAGAGTGGAAAAACCCTCAAGGCGATTTAAGATACTTTAATTCGATACAAGGATGGAGAATACAAGAAGCTGTAGAGGAGGTAGCTGTTGAGGCACAATCCCCAGACAGAGATGATGATTTACCATTCTAATTTTTAAATTTCAATAGGGGGTTTCGTACCCCCTTTTTTTATGCTAATAAACTATTCAGACCATATAAATAAACTAAACGACTTCCGTAAAGGTAAAGTTCCTGAAGCCTTAAAGTTAGGACACAAAGAGATAGACAGCTCCTTTCGTTTCGTAGCAGGTAATATGAATTTTATTCTGGGTCATAACAACGTAGGAAAGACACACTTCACATTTTATCTTATGTTGCTTTACTCACTAGAACACAATATAAGATGGTTAGTTTTTTCATCAGAAAATGATGCCACGCAACTCATAAAAAAGCTGATTGAATTTATAGAGGGTAAACCGATAAACAAAATAGAAGAAGCAGATTACGAACAATCAAAAGACTTTGTGTATAATCATTTTAAGTTTGTAGATACTAACAGACAATACACCTATAAACAACTATTAAAGTTAGCCACTAAAGTTAAAGATGCTTGGGAATATCATGGCTTACTTATAGACCCTATAAACTCATTAAGAAAGGACTTAAAAAACACTAATGGTTACGAGTACAACTATGTACAACTAACTGACATAAGAATTTTCTGCAAGACACATAATATATCTACTTGGATATGCGCACATGCAGTAACCGAAAGCCTGAGAAGAAAACACTCAGCTAATCATCAATTTTCAGGACAAGTGCCTCCACCAACGCTAGGAGATTCTGAGGGTGGTGCCGTAAACGGAAATAGGTCTGATGATTTTTTGGTGGTACATAGATACATTTCCTCGCCAGATTCTTGGATGTACACAAGGCTTTATGTCTGCAAAGTGAAAGAAATTTCGATGGGCTATAAACCGACAAATCACGAGCAACCAATACTCTTTAAGTCAATACTTAATAACGTAGGGTTTCAAGTAGGAGGAAAGAATTTAATAAAGTATAGAACTAAGAAACAACTAACCATTGACAACCCTAGAAAAAGTATTTAGCAAGAACAAAGATTGGGTAAGAATCTGTATGAGCTTTGGTTGTAATAAAACAACAGCCGAAGATTTAACACAAGAGATGTACTTGAAATTAGCCACACTCTTACGAAACAATAACAGCCTAGATATTTATTATGATGAATCACAAATAAATTATTTTTACATATATAAGATTCTTAGAAGTTTGTTTCTTGATTTATGTAGAAAAGAAAAGAAAATAACAAAAGTAAACATAGACTATTTAGAAAAGTTTATACAGGAAGAAGAAGTAACAAACGATAAAGACATCTTAGGTAAAATGCAACAACTAGACAACCTCTTAGATAAAGTATATTGGTATGACAAAAAGGTCTTTGATTTAGTAAGCGAGGGAATGAGTATAGCAGAACTATCTAAGAAATCTGGCATAAGTTATTACTCTTTATATAACACATACAAAAACGTAAAATCATTAATCAAAAACGAAATACAATGGGACTAGGAACACTACTAGAAAAAATAATAAACATAGTAACATTAGGTTACGGAAAACGAATAGCTACTTGGGTAGCCAAGAAATTAGGAAAAGATGATTGTGGGTGTACGGACAGAAAAAATAAACTAGATGATAAAGTAAAGCTATGGTAGAAGAAGATTTAGAAAGATGGTTAGAGTTTACCAACCGACCTAAGCAGCATGAACTAAATAGAGTACAAATAAAGTTAGTTTGTGAATTGCACCAGAAATATTATCATCCTGAAAAATACATAGAGCCATGCTCATGCAACGGAAGTATTTATAGAAGATGGATAAAAGACCTTAACAAACTTGTATGAAATCATTAATAAAGAATAGAAACAGAATAAAACAAGTCTTAGACTTTACAGGCGTACAAAACAAAAAGATGCATCCATCAGACATAGATGCAGTATTAGAGTTTGATGATAAGGCTTTAATATTAATGGAAGTCAAATATAAGTTTCACAAAATACCAATAGGTCAAAAACTTCTTCTGCAAAGAATAGCAGACAGGTGGGGAGAAAAAGCTATAGTTCTTAAAATAGAACACACTTTCAATAACGACAAACTAAACATACCACTAGACAAATGCGAGGTAACACAAATCTACTACAACAATAAATGGACAGTAATTGACAGAACAAATGTAATAGATTACTTGAATAAGTTAGGACATAAATGGGATATAAAAAAGTGTAGATTCTAAAAAAAATTTACGCACTCTAACAGAGAAGAAATAAAAAAAATTGAAAAAAAAAGTAATTAACATTTGTTTATATAATATTTTTTACTAAATTGCCGTATAATTAATAACAAAAACTAAATATTATGAAAGCAGATAAACTATATTTTGATTTATTTTACCCTCTTAATGACAGTAAAGAAAACAAAGAAAGACAAGATTTACTTGACTTTATTAAAGGAATGAAACCCTCAATGGATATGAGTTATTATGATAACTTTACAGTTGAGCAATTAAGAACAGAAGTAAGATACATTATTGACTAAAACTAAATAAAATGAGAACAGAAGTATTTATATCAAAAGAGTGGGATAGATTAACAGATGGTACAAAATTAGGTAAGCCATTCTATTGTGTTTACACATCAGATGATAATAAGTTTGTAGATATAGTTGCAGGTACTAAATCACAGACTATAAAACTAATTAGAGAAAATAAAGAATATGTATGGCGTGGTGGATATGCTATCTTTTAACCAAAACTAAATAATATGAAAAAACTTATAGACGAATTAGTAATCTTAGAAGATTATGCAGTTACAGGTACTTTTGCTTGGAGGTCAGAGTTTGACCCTAATTGGAAGCCTATGGTATGGAATGAAACTTTTGAATGTTGGACTAAGAATTACTGTGGATAAAAAGATAGACAACCTTAAAGACTTAGAGATTTGGTCTGATTTAAATTTCTTAACATCTATTGTTTCCTCCCAATTAGATAAAAGAAAAACAAAGAATTTAGAAAAGATGTCCGAATCTTTAATTAGGGTTGTCTTTTACTTTCAAGAATACTCAAACAACATACGATTATATAAACAAGCACTTTCAGAATATAGACTAACAAGAAACAGAGCTATAGAAAGAGCTAGAAAAGCAGAAAAAGAAAATGAGAAACTACGAAAACAAAATGAAAGCCTTAGCATTTAGTTACTTAGGCTTAATACTTATTACACTATGGATAGTATTGAACTCTTAAACGGAGAACGCTTTACAAAGGATGAGATACTAAAGCTAATGGAATCAGATGATTTCTATTACGACTACTTGGGCAAAGCTGCACTAAGCTCCTCATCAATCAAACTACTCTTAGATAGTCCTAAGAAATACAAATACATTATGGAGTATGGCTCTCCCTCTACGCAAGGTCTTAGGGATGGTTGGCTTTTTCATGCCTGTATATTAGAGCCTAAATTATTCGAGGAGCAAATCTTTGTAGATGTACAATCTAAGAACACAAAGGCTTACAAGTTGGCTAAGGAAGAACATGGCAGAGTGTTTACAATAAAAGAAAAGAGAGATGCAGAAAGATTAGCTGATGCCTTTCTAAGAAACGAACACGCATTACAACTAATAACAAACTGCGAGTTTGAAGTTCCTGCA